TTGGATTGTCATAATCCATATAGAAAATTTTAGCAGGTCTACCCATTTCATATGGACCAAAACTTTCATTACCTGCTGACAAAGCTGTAAGCATAGCCGATAGAAAATAAGATTTTCCGTGACCATTGAATCCAACAACTTGAGTAATAGTAGCCTCGGGTACTAAAGGATTGCACCAATAAGGCTCGTCCACCATCTCTTTAAGGAGCCTTTCCACAGCGTTTATATAAATAGGGACAAGTCTTGACGAGGCTACATTCTTTGTGTCATCTACCTTTTTTTCAGAGTCTATACGATCACCAGATTCGTCATAGTCCTCTGGATAGTTTCGTCTATCTAATTGATAGGCAGATTCCATTTTAGTCCTAAGCCATCTCTCTGTATCTTCATTAGAGTATGACTCAGAGTCAAAGAATTTTTCGTGATAGTTTAAAACAGATTGATATAAGTCCTCTTTAATGACTCCTCTTCTTACCATCTGTCCACAATATCTTATCATCCAATCATCAGTCGCATCTCCAATACGAAGTTTACGACCCAAAATGGACACTCTATTTTCTGTCTGATCCCAGATAGACATAGAGTCTGCGATTGAAGCAACCTTCACATCGCTTAAATCTAATTTATCAAAAGAAAAATTTTCTTCTGATTTAATATCAGTTGGATTACCTTTCCATACAAACTCGTCTATATCTTCAAAGTCAAAACCTTCAGCAAGATTCCATTTGTATTGATGTGTAATAGTTTTTTCTTTTAACTTTATGGAAGGAGGCATAACTACATAGCCTCCATCTCCACGCAAGTCTAAACCTTTTATGTCTACCCAATCACGAGCAACTCCACCAACTTTGTTAGCGAACTTCTTTCCGTGTAATGGATGTTTCCAATAATAGTGATAGCCTCTTGTTGTCTTGACGGCGATAGGAGATACTAGATTATGCTTCTTTGCATAAGCCACTGCATCTTCATTATCACAATCTAAAACTATAAGACCACTTATAGCACCAGTAACCAGTGCTAAATTAAATACTTCTACACGCCTGCCAGATGAAGTAGGTGCTCCTTCTAAGAACCACTCCTCTACTTCTTCTTGTGTAGTAGGTGTTGTTTGATATTTCTTCCAATCGTTTAGAGGTATCTTTCCTGATATGGAAAGTGGGATTATAGTCCAACCTCTATCTATTGCATTACAAGCTTCATCATATAATAAAGCTTTAAACTTTTCTTTTTCGTTTGGCATTAGTGTCATCCTCAAAGTAATCGTCAATACATATGTCTGGGTTAACCTCTTTGATTTTTTCAAAGTGCCAACTGGTCATATATCTTGTGTTAATCATTCTATATGGAGCCGTACGAGGTTTACGAAGAACCTCGGCGATCTTACGAACTCCGCCTGCATCTTCTATAAATTTCTTTGCGTTAAACTTCATCTCTACTCCTGTTAGTATTATGGTAGATTTCATATTGTCATACATATAAGACAAAAACAATATGTATAATATATGCTACAATACTTTATCGGTTATACTCCTTGTATTATATATGATACTGGTGTAGTGTAAGATTACTATTAACATAAAAGGATGGTTATTATGAGCGATTGGGAACAATTTGAATCCGATACCGAGAATGCTCCTATATCTCAAAAGATTGAGGAGTTAAAAGAAAGAAAGAGGAAGCAAGAAGATAATGCCAAAGCTATTGAAAAGTTAGAAGCAGATCTAGTTGCAGAATTTCCAGAGGAGTTCGGAGAGCAAACAAGAGTTTATGGTAAAGATGTCGTTACTATAAATAGACAAGAACGATTCCATTGGGATCAAGACATACTTGAAGAGTTATTCAAGAGTGGGAAACTTCCTGCACATATAAAGAAAAGACTCACCGTTGAAAAAAGAACCTTCCAAAAACTAACTGAAACAGAACAAAAGGAACTACAGCCTGCGTTAACTCGTAAGCCTGGTCCTATTTCTGTCAAACTAACAAGGAGTAGCTAATGTTTGAACCATTAAATACAGCAGGCGATGATACAGCTAAAAGAAAGGTTCTTTTATATGGTCATCACGGGTGGGGTAAAACCACTCAATTAAAATATTTCCAAGAACATTTTGGTAAAGGGTTTATATTTTCTGGAGAGAGTGGACTATCGTCTATTCGTTCAGCAGGTATTGACTACCTACCTTTTTCATCTTGGGATGATCCATCAGACCCTAAGAAAGGGAAGTATTCTTTTAAGGATATTTTCAAATGGACAAAGTCAGAGGACTTTAAAAAGAAAGGGTACTCTTGGATAGGTATAGATAGTTTAACAGAACTATCTGATCTTTCTTATCAACACGCTGAGAAAGAAGAAAAGATAAGAGCAGAGAAACTTGGTAAGAAAAACCCAGATGGTTTTGCCGTGTGGGGTAATCACGCTTCTCAACTTATTGGTGCTTGTAAAGCCATAAGGGATATGAATATGCACTGCATAGTCACTGCTCTTGCAAAAGAATCTACAGACGACAATGGTAATGTAGACTACTGGTGTATGATTGCAGGTAAAGCAACTATGCAACAACTACCAGGAATCTTTGATTGTGTTTTCTGTGGTGTAAGAGTCACTCAAGAGATTGAGGGCAGACAACAAGTTCTTCGTTATGTTATCACTGATGAAGTAAGAGGTTGGCACGGCAAGGTGCGTGATGAAAAGCGTAGACTTAAAGCAGTAGAAAAAACTGGTAATATCGTGGAACTTCTGAAGCGTCTAGATATGGACGATGACGAATACAATAAACTTAAAACTAAGGAGAAAAAATAATGGCGTTTAATTTTAGAGAACTGAACTTGAGTGGCGTTGATATATCTTCAGCACCTCAAATTCTACAACCAGGCAGATATGTAGTAACAATTACAGATGCCTTTATTAAACAAACAAGGAATGGTGGTTCAGCAGTAGAACTATCTTTAACAGATGTTAAAGGTCAAGGAACTCTACGAGCTTGGATCAATGTAAATGTACCTGCAAGTCAGACAGCTACAAGGATTGGAAGGGAGCAACTTAAAGCTTTACTTATACACGGGGGTCATCCAACTCCAGACAATCCATCTGACATAGCTTCTCTTAAAGGTTTGAAAGTTGGTGCTTCTGTCCAGAAGGATACTTACACTATGGACGGAGAAGAAAGGACTGGTTCTAAATTAAAAGGATTTTTTGATCCTTCTGAAATAGATCCAGATACACCAAAGAAGTCCTCCCCAGGGACTGGTATGGCAGAATCTGTAGACAAGGGGGAAGATACTACAGACGAATCTATACCGTTCTAACTTTGTAGCAGGGTAGACATTCTTGTCTGCTCTGCTATTTTTTTCTTAAAGGAACAAAGTATGAACCTCGCAGATTTAATAGATCAAGCATATGAAAAAGAAGAAAAGGACAACCCACAAAAGGCTAGGTCTTATATAGGTGCTAGTATTGTAGGTAATCCTTGCGAGGCTCTTATTGCTTTTTCTCTTCGTGGCTTTCCAGATAGTCCAATAGGTTATAGACTTAAAAGAATCTTTCGTGATGGTCATAGAATAGAAGATGATGTCGTCAGAGATATCAAAAAGACAGGCATAGCAGTTATGGAAAAAGATCCATTTACTGGTAAGCAGTGGGCATTTGAAGGATTTGGTGGACACGCAGTTGGTCACGCTGATGGAATGCTTGGACCTATAGACCAAGACTCTAAACTTTTAGAAATTAAAAGTATGAACGATAACAAGTTTAAAGAGTTTTCTACTAAAGGTGTCAAGTATAGTCATAGAAACTATTATTCTCAGGTTCAATTTATGTTAGGCTTAGGAAAATTAGAAGAATGTGTATTTATATCTTACAATAAAAACAACTCTGAATATCACTCCGAGATTATCCGATACGATGAGTTTTATTATAACGATCTTTGTGTCAAAGTTGAGAGAGTTCTTAATGGAGAAGCAAAGAAAATATCAAGCGACCCTACAGATTGGAGATGTAGGGGATGTTTTAAGAGGGATGTATGTTGGAACGGAAAAGAAGTAAAACAAACAATGAAAACCTGCAAGAACTACCAACCGAAACTAGCGGGGGGATGGACTTGCAATCTTGGTTGTCTGGAAGAGTGCCAGAAATGGGAGAGATTTCAGCCTCTGCCAAAGACTTCCAATATCTAGCCTGTCCGTATTCTTTAAACAATACGGCAGATAGTGAAGAGATGAAGAATAGGTATGAACAAGTGACTAGGTGTACTTATAAGTTGTTAAAAACTGGACTGAATATTTATAGTCCTATCACATATCATCACGCAATACAGAGAGTATGTGGTATAATAAAAGCACCAACAAGGTTTTGGCTTGAGTTAGATTTTGGTATACTTAAACACGCGAAAGGAATGTTTGTTTTAATGTTAGATGGATGGCAAAATAGCATTGGGGTAACTCGGGAGATAGAGTTTTGTAGACATCATAACATACCTATATCTTTCATACATCCTGATGCTTATATTTTAACAGGAAAAGAAGATGACCAAAAACATTGAAGTTGACATTGTCAAATTAGAGCACGAAATTTCTAGCGTCAAAGAAAGAATACGAGATGTTGAATGGAAGATTGAAAACAATCAACCTGTAGACCCTGATGCTAGAACAAAAGCTCAAGACAAACTTAGACATTTAACTAGAGAACTTACAGAATTAAGAGTTCAGAAGGTACTTAATGCGTCCTAAGATAGTAGGTATTACAGGTTATATTGGTAGTGGTAAAACACTATTGGCAGACGCATTGTGTTCCAAACATAACTTTACAAAACTAAAGATGGCATACCCAATTAAAAAGATGTTGTCATCTGTTGGTCTATCATATTCGCATCTTGAAGGTGCTAATAAAGAAATTGAAGAAGAATTATTATGTGGCAAGACACCTAGATTTGCTATGCAAACACTTGGCACAGAATGGGGAAGAAAAATTATTGGTGACGATATATGGGTAAACCTATGGTCTACCAAAGCAAACGAACTAACATCTATGAATCAGGGAGTTGTTGCTGATGATGTTAGATTTGAAAACGAAGTAAAGATTATAAGAGATATGGGTGGTATCATAGTTAGAATGACTAGACCATCTTCAGTCAAGACATCTCACGAATCAGAGAGTCAAGACTTTGACGCAGACTTAGTTATAGAGAACAATGGGACTACAGAAAAAGTAATAAACTTTATACCTAAGATATTACAATTGTGATATAATAACAAAGGAGGCTATATGCTATCACTACTAGGATCATTACTTGGATTTGGTACTTCCTTTCTCCCAAAGCTACTTGGGTTCTTTGAAGAAAAGAGAGATCAAGCTCACGAACTCAAGTTAATGGATAAACAATTAGAACAACAAATCAAAATTGGAGAGCAGAAATTACAATTTATGAATGTTGAAGCTGACATTCGTGAAACAGAAGCTCTACAAAAAAGCCAAACAAAGATGACGGTCAAGTCATCACAATGGGTTATTAACCTATCTTCTAGTGTTAGACCTATAATGACATATCTTTTGTTTTTAGAATTTATGATTCTAACATTTATGTTAGCGTTCAATTCTATAGACTTGGAAATGTATAATAGAATTTGGTCTAATGAGATACAAGCAGTGTGGGCTGCAGTTGTTTCTTTCTGGTTTGGTCAAAGAAGTTTCAATAGAAAATGAAGATCAACGCAGAAGGTTTAAATATAATAAAACACTTTGAGGGTTTTTCTCCTACCGTATACCTATGTCCAGCTAATCGTTGGACTATAGGTTATGGCTCTACTTGGGATAAACAAAGAAAGCCAGTAACTAAATCCCACCCACCTATCACAGAAGAAGATGGAGAATACCTACTAAGGCAAGAACTAGACCATTGTTATCACGCTATAGACAAGCTAGTTACTGCAGAAATCACAGAAAATATGCACTCTGCCCTATGTTCTTTTATATTTAATGTTGGTAGTGGTAATTTCCAAAGCTCTACAATGCGTATGAAATTAAATCGTGGCAACTACGAGGGTGCATCTGCTGAGTTTCCTAAGTGGAGAAGAGCAGGTGGCAAGATCCTACAAGGTTTAGTCCGTAGAAGGACGATGGAAAGAGAGCTTTTTGATATAGATATATAAAACAAGGAGATTTTATATATGATGAATCCACAAGCTTTTAACCCTAATCCTACATCTGCGGAAGTAGATCCACAGATGACACAAAAAATAAGTGAAATCTTTAAAAGGTATATGAGTGGTAAGAATAATCCTGCTTATATGATACCACCTGAAGCTATGAATTTAGAGATAGCTCAAGCATTGGCTATGAAAAATAGAATGGTTCCACCTACACAATTACAACATCAGAAAAGCTTAGAAGATACTGGTAAGACTTTGGCTAAAGTTATACAAGGTCTACAAATGCGTGTGCAGGGGGAGCGTGGCTAAAAAGCACAAGTTTGGAGTAAATACTTTTGAACCTAAATCTAAAAAAAAAATAGGTAGACATAAAAAAAATATGAACAAAAGCGAAAAACGAAACTATAAGCGTTACCGTGGACAAGGAGGTAGATGAAAGTAAGCGACAGCACCTCAGTGGCTATGCCAATTAAAAATATGATAGGGATAATAGTTGGGGTTAGTATGGGAATATTCGCTTACACTGAGATAACAGCTAGACTTACATCTTTAGAAACAAGTCGTGAGCTGATGAATGCAGATCTGCTAAAAGCATCAGAACAAACTACCGTAGACAAAGAACAATATATCCTCTTGGAAGAACTTTATAAGACTACCGATCAACACACAGAATTATTAAATAAAAATATTCATAATCAAGTAATGTTACAACACATTGAAAAACAATTAGAAAAAGCATTAGCTGATATTGAAGAGCTTAAAGATAAGGTAAGAGCAAATGGAAATAGTCATTAGTTTATTAATGTTTTTAGGGCAACCTAATCACGATGTATTAAAAGAACATCTGTATGTTCAAGATCAAAAGATGGCAACCTGTTTAAAAATGAAAAGGCTTGCTGAAAGAACTAGCTCTGCTCGTTATCAATGTGCAAAAGTAAAAGCTGTTGTTGTCGTAGACGAGTATTCAGGTGAAAAGAAAATAACTTCTATAGCTAGTATGGATTAATGACAGCTGAACTAGGATTATTAATGTTCTTCTACAATATGGGTGCTTTGCTTATAGGTGCTATTATAGTTTATTACTTTATCAATTCTTAAAAAACACATACATACCAAATAACAATCCAACTGCACCAACAAGTATACCAAGTATAGTCCAGAACAATTGCATATTCTCCTCGTATTGTATTCTTTTCTGATGTGCTATTTTTTTGGCTTCTTCTTTAGCTGCGTGTATTCTGTCTGCTCTTTCTTTTAGTATACCTGCCCAAGTTCCGTGACCAAATCTTAGGTCTATCAATTGACCCATTTCATTTAATCTCTCCCTGGCAAGCTTTGCATTTATTGTTTCTTCTGCTACAGAGTGAACAGAAAACATACTTCTCTTGTTTCTTTTCTTATTGATTTGGCTTTCGCCTTCAAACATATCGTCTATGTGTTTAGCTAATTTAGATACATCATTAGCGTTCTGCACAAGTTTTTTAATTTGTTCAGCTGCTTTATTGACTAAGGTGATTCCTGTTATGATTTCTGCAAATACCAATTCTCATCTCTATTTAAATTTTGAAAACAACTTATCAAAGTCGCTAGCCTTCATAGCATCAAATACATTTCCGCCTTCAGATTGTGATCTACGACCAGTTTGTTCTCCTGCTAGTAAGTCAGTACCACCCTCTGTGAATACTTTATTACCACCAGCTACTGGTATTCTTCTTAATAGAGTTCTTATGAATGCTCTTTCTGATGAGTTACTACCATCTCCCGATACTCCTGGTATTGCTTCTCTAGCTAATTCTATACCACCACCGACATTAGCTGCTGCATCAAATAATACACCAGTTGATGGACCACCAATTGCAGACACCATTCTAGCGGCACCATAGTATCTATTGTCTGCTTGTGCTGCTGTGTTAAAGAATAATTCTGCTAGTAGACCTAGACCACCTAAAGCAACTATACCCTCCAAGTAATGACCGAGGAATTTATCTGCATCTTTACCTAGGTTTTCTTGTAACCATCTGTCTGCATCTTCACCTTCAACACCAGTGAATACTTTAAATGTTTCACCCACTGCTGTTTTACTGAATTTTCTTTCTCTTAATGCTGCTTCTCGTCCATCTTCTC